TTGGTGAAAGTTTGGTAAAAGTTTGGTAAAATAGTTTCAGAATAAGATAATATAATATCACTATTTGTATGATCTAATTTAGATTTAATTCTAAGTTCTTCTTTAAATTCGTTTAAGATGTTTTGTTTAGTTGGTTCTAGTCCTTTGTATATACATTTTAATTCACCATAACTAATTCCTCCTTTGAGATTTTTAAAACGTAAATCTGTTGGTGAGTATCCATCTGCTTCTATTTGGCCTTTAATTTCTAGTATATCGTAAAATTTAAATTTCCAAACTTTATCAAAGATCTTTTTTGTTACTTGAGTAGTTTCATCATACGACTCTGGATCTTTAATTATAATATAAAAATGTCTGCCAGGCAATTTAGTTAATTCTTTAGGTGCAAAATGACTAGGAACTACGTACCATTTTTCATTTACTTCTGTTTTTTCAATTAATGGTAATATGCTTTTAATATCTAATTTATTATATCTTGCCCTACCTAAGAATATATCTCTGCTTATAGTTCTATTGTTAACTAATGAGCTTATAAGTTTATTACATTCAGGTAATTTAGAAATTTCAGATGCTAATTTTTCGCCACCAGTACCATGGGTATAACAAACAAATAGTATTTTAATCATATTGAGGCTACTACTAATATTCCTAATACCCATCCAGCGAAGCCAAACCAGAAATCATCCCAACTCCATTTGCCTTTAGACCAAAGATCTAATGCTTCTTTAAGAATTGTTATAATGATACCGGCAAAAATCATAGGCGTATAATATATGCCTATTGTTGTGAGGCCATAACTCCATAAAAAATGTAATTGAAGATCATCTCTAATAATATTTTTAGTTATTCTTGCTATTGTTTTATACCACTTTTTCATTTTTTTTGTATTTTTGTTTAATTATTCGCGTCATAGTTCTAGAGGTAGGTTTTTTGAATATTGCTTTTCTTAGAAAAAGTATAAATCTAGTTTTAAGAGTAGGTTTCCAGGTTCCGTCATTCCAACATTCGTACCAAAGACCTTTTTTTCCTATTTTAGCATATCCTACTCGTGCTGGATATTTTCGATTCTTCCAATCTTTTTTAAACAATATTCCTCCTAGTTATTATTTTAAAATTTAATTAAAATTTTTCGCCGACTTTAAATCCTCTAAATGTTTTGAATCTTGGAAATCTTAAACTATAATCGTCGCTGTCTTGATTTTGTGTAATAGCATCTGCTCTAACTTCTGCTATTTCTCCTATTAATGTATCTTTAACTGCCCAAAAACTATCTCTTTGATCATCACTTAATCCACTACCAACATTAACTTTAATAAACTTACCATCATCTTTACCTTCACAAATAAGAGCACCTAGTTTACCTACGTTTCTACCTGTACCTTCTTCTGTGTCAACAATCTTTAATGATACTTCAATAAATGGTTTTGCTTTAAGCATAAAATGACTTCGTTTGCATTCGTATAAAGCATCAACGTCTTTAATCATTATACCTTCAAAGCCTTTATCAATTGCCATTTTGTTGTAGTCTGAAAATATTTTTTGTCCTTCTGCTGTGTCTAGATCACATTCTATTTTTTCTACTACAAACATATTATCTGAACTTTCAGGAATAGTTTCTAATAGTTGTTTATGTCTAGCATGACATCCAAATATACCTACACCTCTTTGAAATTCATCTAATGGTAAAATATCAAACAAGGCATACTTGGCATCAGTAGCCTCAACATTATCTTTTCTATGCACTTGTTTCATTAGTGCTTGGAATGAACTGCTAACCATTTCACCATCTAAAACAATTCCACCTTCATATGACTCTTTGCCTAATAAGTTTTCTAATTCTTTTTCAATATGACCAAAGTTAATAAATTGTTTACCATTACGTGAATACATTGTAACCACACCATTATTAATAATTGTAATAACTCTAACTCCATCTAGTTTGTAATCTAAAAACTTTTTACCTACCATTTTCTTTTCATGGTTTGCTGAATCATGTGCTAACATACATTTGAAAACTGGAATTGCATATTCTTTTCTATTTGTTTTTTTAACAACATTGTTAATAGTTTTTTCTGAAACACCACATTTTAGATCTTTTATTAGTATTCTTCTATACCAATAATTCCATTCATCTTTAGTTGATTCGCTCATTGCTTCTAAAATGGCATCTCTGGCGTCATGCCCTGTAAGTTCACGATCTCTTAGTTGAGTTGCAAGACCAACAAATTCAGCAAATGCTAAACCAGGACCATCTTTTTTAGATTGTGGTACCTGTTTGACTCCAAATGTTATCATTGGGTCTAGTGCTAATCTGCAACCTGAAAAAAAGTTTACATTGTTATTAGCAATTTCTTTCATAATAACACCTTCTTTAAACAACCTTGAATTGTTTGATTCTAATTCTTTTATAACATTATGCATTTGTTTTTTCTTTCCTTTTTTGTACAATATATGGCCAAGAACAAATAATCCCCAATTGATATTGTTCTACTTCTTCTTTGTTTAATATACTTGCAGTCATTTCTTGAAATTTTGTTGCATTACCACTTAATACTTTAAACACTAATCTTCTAAAATCTGCTTTAATTTTTTCAACAAGTTCTTTATCACCTGGTTTAGGTTTATATGTTTTAATATAGTCTGCTACCCGTTCTGCTGTTGAGAATGCTTTATTGTAGTCTAGTTCTTTTGGATTCCATTCACCATGAGTAATAGGTAATGGTGTTCCTGATAGAGTAGATTTTTTTAAATGTATTCTAGCCATCTTATCAATTTCATTTTTTCTAACGTATCCATACATATTAATAATTTGATGACTTAATGCAATTATGTCGTCTACTTTGTATAGGGTTGATCCCATATCTGTAGTATTAAATTTTTTTGCCACGTTGCCTCTTTGTCATATATTCATGATGTTCTACTTGTTCACGTTGCTCTATAGCATCATCTATTTTATCTTTAAATGTTTTAAATTTTTTGTATTCTTGTTTGCTTAAACCATTTACCCATTTCTTAACATCTACTTTAGTTTTAAATATAGATCCAAATGGTTTCTTTGAATGATAATTTATTGTCCAAGCATTACTCATAATGGGTAATTTCCTAAAATAGTGAATATGTAAATAGTGGCTAGTATAAACCAACCTGTAAGAATACCGCTACCAAAAATTATAAAAAATTCTTTATTGCTCATCCATTTCCTCCGCTTCTATAACATCTTCGGCATATTGCATACCTAATTCAAATGCTTCTTGCTCTGAACAAAGTTCCATTTGTTCTTCAAGTTCGTGATCTGCTTCTGTCATTGCTGGGTAATAAGGTTTTTCACAATGCTTCATTTCTGAACCAATTTTTTTACCTGTTTCTTTATCATATAAATCTTTTGTTTTATATGTTGGTGCATTTTCAAAAAATACACCGTTTTTAATTACATTACCGTTTCCTAAATCAATAATTGCCATATTATGCTCCGACTTTCATATTATGTAAACTAGCATAAGGATTCGATTTTTCAAATTTGCTAATTGCTTGTTTAATAGTTTTAGCGAAAACTTCTTTAGTCATTAATAAACCAAATGCGTTCTTGTAAGTTGCTATAAATGTTTTGTACATACTCTCTGTTTTCCTTTGTTTATAATACTAATTTAACATCAATACCAAACCTGTCAACCATAGAAAACCGCAGAAAACAGCGATTCTGTAAAATATTAAGTCGTTGATTTTGTTGGATTTTTTAAATTAGTGGATAGATGCGTCGTGTAAGAACAGCATTTTCTCTAAATCTATTGATCTTCTAGGGTCATAAAATGTGTCATTGGAAAACATCCAATCAAATGCTTCTGATTCTGCTTGTTTTCGTGTTCTAAAAACCACATCACTATATTTTAATACTTTTGACTCTGTATTTTTTCTATAGACAAAACCCCACTTTTTGTTCTCTCTGTAGCATACGACATAATCTTCTGGTAGGGGTTTTTTTATTTTTGGCATACTGTAATTATTTAAAAATTAAAGATTTTCTATATGCTTTGATTTTAGTTACAAATGTGTTCCAACTAATATGTTTCATAGCACTTCTTTTTAAATCTTTTGGTATAAAGCCAGAGTCAGGTTTTACTCTATAAAAAGTTACTCCATTGGCACAAGTTAGCATTTCTTTCCAGTCTTCAAAAAAACGATCATATGTAATGTCATCTTCATATACTTTACGATAGTTGTTAGTACTCTTATAGCAGTTATTAGTTAATCCATTAATCCCAGGTTGTAAGTCATGACCTATAAGGTATATTTCATTTGCTCCGTGTTGTACAGCTAAATGTGTTGCTAGTGTTCCTGCATTCCATCGATGATTTTTAGGAATGTTTTTAACTTTTGTTCCCCATTGCTTTGGGTTTCGATATCCAGTCCATACAGGAAATTTATCTGCATATCTATTCGGGTGTTCAGATATTTCTTTTAACATTTCTGGGTCAACTAATACTAAATGATCCATGCGATGATCTCTATAGATAGCATTGCATCCATAAAATTCACCAATCATTCTTAAGTCTTCCCAAAAGCCATCGTACATACGATTAACTTTTTTCCGGCTTTCTCCGTTGCCCCACACAAAGGCAATCTTAGATTCGTTTTTTGAGATCATTTATAATTGCTTCTTTATCCTTTAATATTTTTTGTTGTTGAAATTCTATAATGAATTCACTATATTCATCTAAAGTAATGAAATTAAAATTAGACCATTGTCCCCAATCTTTTGGGATTGTCCATCCATCTGTGTTAACTTGAAAAAAGTTTACATCAGGATAATGTTCAAATATTTTAGCCATTTGATATTCCCAATAGTGGTGTGGAACTGCGTGTCTGTCAGTTGACCAATAATTTTCTGTGTCTTTGTAAATGTTGTTGTGTAATTTTTTTCCTTTGCCAACACCATACAAGTCAAATCCTAGTAAAAATACAGTTTGAGCCTTTCGACCTAACCATCCTCCATGGCTATTAGAAAGTGCTACCAATGTAGCAAACTGACCAGTCCCCCAATGGAATGGGTCATCAATTCTTTCTTGTCCTTCATAAGGTAATTCTGGCACTTCTAAAAATTTATGTTTAGGAAATGATTTAAGCCATTGTGGTCTAGTGTATAATGGGCATGGAACTTTATTGTCTTTGGCTTCTAGTAGTTCATTAATCATCTTACGGTCAGCACATACTAAAAAGTTAGGAGTCATATCACGATATACAGCATTACAGCCTACAGTCATACCTATTAGGTTAGTTGTTTTAATATCAAAGTCTTTGCGACTTTCACCGTTGCCAATTACTGTTGCAATCCTACTTGCCATAACAATAATTATTCTGATCTATGTTCTATGACTTTATCTATAAGACCAAATTCAAGTGCTTCTTGTGAAGTAAAGAACTTATCTCGTTCCATATTCTTTTCAATTATATCTAATGGTTGGCCTGTATGTTTAACATATATTTCATTTAATCGCTTTTTAGTTTTAAGTATTTCCGCGGCATGAATATCTATGTCTGAGGCTTGTCCTGAATATCCACCTGATGGTTGATGTATCATTATTTTTGAATGTGGTAATGCAAATCGTTTACCTTTTGCTCCTGATTGTGCCAACAATGATGCGGCAGAACTTGCCTGTCCTATTATCATAGTTGATACATCAGATTTAACAAATTGCATAGTGTCATATATTGCTAAACCAGATGATACATATCCTCCAGGTGAATTAATATAGAAACTAATATCTTTTTTTGGATTATCTGATTCTAAAAATAATAGTTGTGCAGATACCAACGATGATACTGAGTCATTAATTGGTCCTGTTAAGAATATAATACGTTCTTTAAGTAGTCTACTAAAAATATCATATGAACGTTCACCTTTTGATGTTTGTTCTATGACTATGGGTACTAATGAATTTTGCATAATCTATTTTAACACTTTAAGTAAGATTGTGTCAACGTTGATTCTTCCATTACCTTTGGTTTCGGTGGTTTTAATTGATTCCCAAATGTTACGCATTGCTATTTTTCCATCCGTAGTTAAAAGTTTTGGCAATATAGTTTCTGGTTTTCGTACAGTTTTTGATACACTACTTTGGTTATCATAATCTTTAAGTGTTGTACCTTTAATGATTATTCCATTTGGTCCCATAGCATTATATTGAGATAATTTGCGAGTTTTAATGTTGAATAACCAAAGCATTTTACATTTAGGTATTAAAATAGGATCAATGGATGTTAGTTTATATCTTTCATCTTCATCCTTGTATTGTAATTTTTTTATCATACGTTCTACAGATATAGCTCTTGGTTTTCGTGCTTTACGTTGACTTTGTTTTAATTTTGCCCATCGTTGTATTTGTTCTACTGCTTTATCTTGAATATCTATCATTTGTTTCATTTCTTTGTTAGAATATGAATCATAGCCTTCTTCAATTTCTTTTTCATCTTCAGTACGTTCTTTTTTAGGAATTAATTTTATATGTAATATTTGTTTATATTCCTTGTTAAAGTCTTCGATGTCATCTATTAATCTAGAACAGTATGCTCCAGGTATATCACAATCTTTGCAGTAGTCGTAGATAGTTTGTATTGATAGTTCATGTAATTCATTATCAAATGTAGCATAGTTTATATCTCGAATGTCGATAATATAATCTTGTGTTTGTCTTTGCATTCTTTCTTGAATGTCAACCTTTGGTTTTTGTTTTTTAGGTTCTGGCTCAGGTTCTGATACTGGTTTGAATTTAGGTTCTTCTTTAATTTCAGGTAGTGGGATTTGTTTTGTTTGTTTCTCATTATCGTTTATTTGGTTCTTGAGAAACTCAGGTATGTCCAATAAGTCTTTATCTAATTTCTTTGCCATTTCAATATTTTGTAACATGGCTATATAGTTCAGGCAAAGATTTTTCTATAGATTGAGATCTATATTTGTCGTATAAGGCGGTTATTTCAAAGAATTGTTTCATATGTTTTTTACTATCTTTATGACTGTCTTTGTTCATTAAAATTTTTAAGAGTGTATGTAATTTTTTATATAGTGTCGGTTGCTTTGCTATTTTTAATTTAAAGCATTGTTTAATTTTGTCAACTGCTTGTTGTCTTACTTCGTAAGGTAGTACGTCAATTCTATAATGCATAGGAAAGTCTAACAAGATTGGTGTGACTTCAATGTTTCTTTTTTCACATAATTTATCAAAATATTTTAAATGTTCATAAATGTTAAACACATTGTATATTTGCCAACATGGTGAAACCATCAAGTCTGCTTTGTCATTATTTTCTATAAAATAATTTATATTTTTAGATATCGATGACCATTTAGATGGTGCTCTAATATATTCTTGTACAGCATCTATACCGTCTATAGACATAGTTAAATCTACTTTGCGAAATTTGTCCATTAATTTTACAAATTGTTTTTGTACATTAGTCATATTAGTATTAAATTTAATTTGTATATTTTGTGCGTAATTGTTATTAACAGGATAATCCAAGAAATTATACATAGTTCTTAAAAGAGTTGGCTCACCACCTTTTAAGTATATCCTTCTATTAACTTTTAATAAATCATATAGTTGTTTCATTAGTTCTGTATTATCACCATGGTCAATAATTTCTAAATCATCTGTTTGAAATCTCATCAATTCATGATTTACTTCCCATCCTTCTTTTTGTATTATGCTCCATTGTTCTTTAGCCAGTTCACTACTTAATCCACTAAAGCACATTCTACATTTTAAGTTACATAATGAACTAAAATTTATATCTAATGAAATTGGTGAATCACAAATTTTATTTTTCTCCCAACGGTCTACGGTGTCCCAAAATGTTTTTCCTTCTTTCATTCTGACCCAACCTTCGTTTTCTTGTTGTCTTAAACTTGCTGTACCTGATTGTTCTTCTTGATAGCAGGCTGTACATCCAGGAATAGGTCTTCCTTCTAACATCCTTTCTCGTATGTGATTCATTTCTTTTGATTGCCAAAATTCTTTAATTGTTTTATTCTTTACATCAAATTTTTTATCTTTTAAAATTGTATCGGCGTGAGGTGTCCAGTTACAGCAAGGCCAATATTCTCCACGTACAGGCTTGCCTGATGCTGTTATCATCATATGTGTCCATGCGTAAACGCAAAATGATTTGTTATTTGTAATGTCCATTTAAATTAGTTATATTGTAATCTTCACCAGGTAACTTCCTCCATCTGAATTTATGATGCAATTTTTTATTTTTGGATTTGAACCACACCAGTGGATAAACTCTTTTTGTATTTGTCCTTTACCTGTAATGACGTGTAATTTTTTTATGCCTTTGGACCTACAATCATTAACAGCACGGTTGAATTCATTGTATGCATTTTGCACCGTTAACCCGTGTAGGTCCATTGTTCATTATGCAGAAGATTTTGCTTCTTGAATTTCTTTTCTGCGTTCTTTCGTTGCTTTTGCTATTTCTAACAAAGCCTTTCTTGCTCTTGTTCCAGCCGCTTTGACACCTTTTGATGTGAACTTTTCGTTCTCAATCGTATAAGATTCCCAAGCCGCAATTAATTTATCATGTATGTCTGACATAATGTTCTCCTTAATTTCTTATATAAGCAATACTATTATATAATAGTAGTAGTTAATGAGCAATAAATAAATTGACATGGGTAGTATTTTTTTATTAATAAAAGAGTTAGGATTTCCAATTGCAGTAGCATTAGGTGGTGGTTTTTTCATATTTTTTATAATAAAATACATTTTAAGTGGGGTTACGGCTCAAGTAAAAGGTATTCATGGTATTATTATGGGATTAGAGAATAGGATAAAGACTATGAACAATGATATTATTAAAATAGATGCTCAGATGAATGATGCTTTAGGATTAGAACCAGAGACGGATAGGATTGCTAGAGCGGACGGGAAGATTGATGCTCGAAAAGACTAAAGATATGTTAGAGAATAGAAAATATAAAGAAGATAAACCAAAATAAAAATGAGTTTACAGTATTTTATAAATTTAGTAAACGATTTTGGCTTCCCAGTTGTATTAGTTGTGCTGATGGGGTACTTTATCTGGTTTATGTTCAAGTATGTTACTACAGAACTTAAACCTAAACTTGGTGAAGCTCATGGGGAATTAATTAAGTTGCTTGATCGTATTAGAATGCTAGATAATGATCTTATAAGATTAAGAACAAAAATGGATACCGTTAAGCGGCAGAAACAGAAGTAAGTTTTCTATAACAATTTTGTACACCTATTGCTTGTCGCATAGCATCATATAAAGCATGATGACCATTAAGGTCAGGCATATCTGGTTCTGCTAATTCAAATATTGTACGAGTATCACGTATGTTCCAAAATTCCCATGGTACTGCTTGTTCAATACTTCTACAAACATTTTCTATAATAACAACATCAAATATAGATCCATGTGCCCAAACTCTTTCTGTACCCCAACCAAATTTATAAAACTCTTTCATAACAGTTTTTAGGTTGTGTCTATCATTTTCTGCAAATGCTTCGTGGGATATTTTTTCTGATTGGTCACACCACCAACGTAGTGTATTTTCGTCAATTCTTCTACCTAAATCAATATTGCTTTGTAGTTCAACACGTCTATAAAATGTTGGCATTTTACGAGTTGCTTTATTTCTATCATCACCACGTGGATCAAATTTACAGGCTCCTATTGTAAGAATAGCGGCATCTGGTGTAGTTGCCATTGTTTCCAGATCTATCATTAAATGCATACTACTATTATATTGACATACCAAAACTTGTCAATATATAATGTTGTAATGGCAGGCAGTTTTGTCATAGGATATTGGTTTGGTAAATTAAATGTACGAGTACAGAGCAAAAGTAACAAGAGTAATTGATGGCGATACAGTAGACGTAGATGTTGATCTAGGTTTTGATGTTTGGTTAAAAAGTCGTGTAAGATTATATGGTATTGACACACCAGAATCTAGAACACGTAACAAAGAAGAAAAGTATCGAGGCCTTTTAGCCAAAGAATATTTAAAATCGTGGATTAAAAAAGCAAAAGGTATTGTCATACTTAAAACTAAAAAGGGTGAGGAAACTGGTAAGTTTGGTCGTATTCTTGCAGATATAATTGTTGATGGTGTAAGTGTAAACAAGTTAATGATTAAAGATAATCATGCTGTTGCATATCATGGACAATCTAAAAAGTCAATTCAAACAGCACATGACAAAAATAGAAAACAATTAATTGAGTCAGGTGTTTACAAATATAAACTTCCTAAAGAGTATCATAGTAAAAATTAAACTGCTTGAAGTTCTTCTTTATTTTCAGTAATCTTTTTTCTTATTGACCATCCATATCTTTGACGGTAATATGCTTCATAGTCCTCTAGAGAAACATCGAATTGTGATAAAATATCATTTTTAGATTCTTCTTGTAATGTTTTTTCTTGATTGGTCATTTTATATTGCTAGTGCCATAGGCACAGGTGCTACTTCTTCTTCTTCAGTTAGTGTCCATGGAGTAGTATCAACAGCACTTATTACAGATTGCTCAACTTCATGAAATTTTATAACATCTTTTTTATTAATTCTCTCGATGTCACGTTGAGTCATATTAGCCAAAACTTTAATACTTTGTTCCAATTGATTCATGATAAATTATTTATTGTAAAGGATGTAAAAAATTGTACTTTAAACTACCTATAGGTGTAATTTTTGTAAATTATGTTACAGTAAAATCTGTAAATTTGTAAAGATTGTAAATGTTAAAACTTTGCTACAAATGGTTTTACTTCGTTTGGGCAATAAAGGTTCCATCCCAGTCTTTAGGGGATGGTGCTTTGCTGTATATGTCGCATCTGTTTATGTATAGTTGACTTACAATAGCAAGTTCAGGGTGTGATATTTTAATGCTTCTAAATAGTTTTTGTGCTATTTTCCATTTGCGTAATTTATATTGACCAATTGCTTCAGTCATGCTGTTCTTCATTCTATATGTGTCGTCATTAGTTTTCATTACGGTATAGATGTTTACAGGTTCTGTTTTACCTTTAACAGCAATAGTATCTAAAGGTATAAAGTTAAATTGATCTATACAGTCTTTAGTACTATCTTCGCCAACAATCAGTTTAACACCATATGATTTTGATTGCCCTTCTAGTCTAGCCGCCAGGTTTACAGCATCACCTAATACAGAGTAATCAAAACGTTGATTAGATCCCATATTGCCTACTACTACTTCTCCTGAGTTTATACCTATGCCTATATTAATAGGCAGTTTCTTTTCGTTAGCAAGTTCTAGGTTTAGTATTTTAAGTTTGTCTTGCATTCTTAATGCTGTTTCTATAGCAAGTTGTCTATGATTCTTTACATCTAATGGTGCATTCCAAAATGCCATAATACAATCACCCATATACTTGTCTATAGTGCCACCTTTTAACATAATAACATCTGTCATTGGTGTTAAGAATCTGTTTACCAGTTCTGTAAGTCCTTGTGGATTAGTTTTGTACTGTTCTGATACTGGTGTAAACCCTCTAATATCACAGAATAAAAATGTCATATCTTTAGTATCACCACCAAGTTTTAATAATGAAGGATCCTTTTGCAGTTTTTTTACCATATCCGGAGATATGTATGTGCCAAATTGTTTTTTAATTTGTTGCTTTAGTCTGTATTCTTTTATAAACTTATTATAAATTAAGTGAGCGAATAACAGAAATGTAAAAATTATAGTAGGTGCCGGGTTTAACAATAAGTTCTTTTGAACGTACATAAAGTTAGTTGCTCCCGCTAATAATGCCGTCATAATCACATATAAAAGCACCGTATAGTGTGTTTTTAGTCTAGGGACCAATAATAGTAGCATCAATCCAAATACCAGCATAATAGTTAATTCTATACGTTCACTCCATCCTGGTCTAACTAATATCTCACCATCTAATATGCTTTGGTAAGCATGAGCATATATGTCATGGTCATATACAGTACCTGTTGGTATAGAATTTATTGTGGTTAATCCTGCGGCAGTTATACCAATTATAACAATTTTTCCTTCAAACACAGCAGGATCTATGTTGCCATTTAACACATCAACAGCAGAGTATCTTACAAATGCATCTGGTTTTGCAAATTTGAAATATAAGTTACCATTGCTATCTGGTTCAATAACTGTTTGACCTGCTTTAATTTTTATATCGCCATCTTTTGCTTTTGCTTTAATTGTTTCTCCTTCAGCGAATAATTGTAATACAAAGTTTGCATAAACGCCAAAACCAATTTTTATTATCATAGGCATACGTCTAACTACGGTGTCAACTTCAGGAACTACAACCATTACACCTGACGCACTTGTAGAGTCTAACTTTTCAATTGAACTTATTAGTCCAGAAAATCTATATAAGTTAGCATCACCTTTTATTGCTACAGTACTTGGTACGTTTTCTCTGTTTGATGCATTACCTACACTACTGCCTATAACTGTATTGTATCTTTCTAGACTCTTTGAAAATTTATAATCACCACCTAGTCTATCTTCTTCAGGAAATAGTAATGCCCAAGCAATTGTTTTAGCAGATCCTAATCTATTTGTTAGTTCGGCATTTACTGTTCTTTTAAAAGGAAACTGCCCAAGTTCTTTAAGTGTTTTTTCATCTATGTCAATTAATATAACTTGAGGATCAGGTATAGAATACGTATGAAAATTTTGATAGGCATCAAATACTTGATAACGTAACACCTTCATTGGTGCTGGATCCCATACTACTAAAAATTGTAGTAGAAGAAATATAGTTAATGCAAACCAAGTACTGGTTAAGTATTTTTTTATCATAGTTCCCTCATTGCTGTACGAAAATACACACCAAATGGTGATAGCAAATAATCAAGTATAGATCGTTCGCCTATAATAATATTTACAGCAAGAGGTACTCCAGGAGTTATCTTATATGTTAGTGTACCATTTGTGAATTCGTAGACTGTGATAGCAACTTTAACTTCATAAAAGTCGTTTACAGCATCTGGTGATATTTTAACAACAGTTCCTTTAATAGGTTTAAATCTACTGTTAGATGTTAAACGCAATTTTGCTTCTTGACCAACTTCGATGTAACCAATGTCTGATAACTTAACATAGGCTACAATCCATAAAGCATCATCATTTGGCACAATAGTTGCAATTAAGGTTCCAGGACTAACAACTGCACCTTTATTAAAAACGTGCATCTCTTTTATTGTTCCATTTGCAGGTGATAGTACTATTGTTCCTTTAGATTGATATTTTAGTTTTTCTATAATTTTTTCCATGCGTTCAATGTCACCAGTTAATACACTTTCTTCTTTTTCTAATTCTAATTGTTCATCTATAGTAATAAGTTGATCTTTAAGTAACGGTTCATTAATTTTAATTTGTTCTTGTACTTTACCAAGT